TCCTTGAGTAGCACTGTTGTTAGCTACCTCCACATCGTCTGCTACAATTATATCCGCACGAGAACCTGTTAGCTGGGACGATATACCTAGTGACTTAACAGAGGGTGCGTGAGAGGCAGGAGCAGGTCCTACATCAAATGCTATCTTACTGAATCGTTGGTTCTCTGACGGCTTTAATCCTTGTAAAATGGGAATCTCCTGAATGATTCGCAAGGTAAAGGTAGAGAAGTCATCTGATCTATTCTTAGATGCTGATACAACAAGTATGTTCTTAGATGGGTCCAGCAGTAACTGATGTACTACAAAAGCACTTGTTATCCAGCTCTTACCTACCCCACGGAACGCCATGATAACAGACCGCTTTGGACCGTGTTGCAAGTACTCAGCGATGTCGTATTGTAGCGTTGTGGGGTCTGGGAGGTTTAAGTGTTTCCAAACCAGGTACAGAAAGTTTCTAAAGTCCCGTAGCTTGGGTGGTATCTCTTGGTGTTTCTTCTTCTTCAAATGGTAAAGTATTCAAGTCATTAGCTAACGCTTGTAGAGGAGTACCCATTCCTGAGTCCATAACAACATTGTTATCCTTAAGGAACTGTCTAGCTCCGTTAAGTAGTGCAGCGTTGTACTCTCCTTCAGCTTCCATCAAATCGATGCTGTTACGATATGCACCTGCTATCTTGTCGTGTAATTTACTTCCTTCTTTGTGACTTAACATGACTTATAATAATGCTGGTATTAACTTTGTGTTCTTATCTACACTTGACAGCTTTGTGTTGTTATTCATAGCTGTGTCAATCTGCGGTGCAATGTACTGAACAAGCTCACCAGCGTCAAGTGTCATAGGTAGATCACCTGTTTCAGCGTGTAAGATCGAAGTTCCATTATCTCGGTATATCCTAGCACCTGTAATCACTAAAGCGGTGGACCCTGTGTTCTGTAACTTGATGTCCACAACAGCGGTATTTACCCGATAGTTCATCGCATCGATAGCAGTCATAGCACCAAACCAATTCTCAATGCCTGTAGATGTAGTGGATTGGTATACATAGAACGCATACAACTCTCGTGCATCTGCAAACCCGTCACCGTCGCTAATGTCGATCTGTACATTCGGATAGTCAGCAGTCAATGTACTTATGTTAGAACCATCAATACCGTTACCGTTGTACACTGTATCAGCTTGTTGATCCGCTCTGAACGATATGCCAGCAGTTGTCGCTACCCCAAACGCTTCGTATGCAAGGAATGCAGCAGTACCCGCTTGGCAAGTAAGGCGTAGTCTTATGTTATCGTTAGCAGCGATCTGTGTGGTGGTGTATGTACCGTTGTCACTTGTACCTGATACTACCTGGTTAACAACCTCAGCGGACTTAGTCACATTGTAAAGCTGTAGTGTACTACCCGCTTCGATGTTTGTTACAGACCAAGGAAGAATGATATTAGTGCCGTTTGCATCGGTATATTGCCCAAGGATAACAGCACCGTTGGATAAGGTGATTGTGCCTGTTGTTGTTAAATCACCCGTAAAAGTGGACGCTTTAATTGTGAGGGTTGTACCGCTGATCGAAAACGCACTTGTAGCAGTTGCATCAACAACCAAGTTATAAGAACCAAGGTCAATTTCATTTCCTGATCGGGTTACAATGGTTGATATTTCACCTGCGTAGTTATCGAAGAGATATGCTTTTGCTCTGTCGTAAAATTTAGCAGAGTTCTCTATTTCGGAGTATGCGTCCACTATGGTTTTATTTGACTCAGAAATACTTAAATCATCAAACAATACCCAATTTACAGCGAGTTCACCTAATCCTTTAAGAGCTTGAGAAGAGGAGGACAAAGAATGTTTATACGAACAGAACTTAAAGGTGAAGTCATCTGCGTTTGTGTTGGAGTCTGAGCGACGGTCTACACGATAGAAGTTACCGAAGTTAGCAGTGTCCCAGTCTGAGTAAGATGCCTGTGTTAAATCAGAACTACTGTACCTCCACCTACCATTATGAATATGCATACCATAGATTGTAGCTGCGTCTGCATCACTCGTATTATACTCGTGGATTTGTACTCCGGTCAGGACTTCAAACTTTGCTATATCACCGTTAACATCTGAAGTTTTATTGTAGACCTCTGAGGTGCTGTAATCGTAAACCATGTCGCCATTGGTATTTGGAGTCCCTCTAGTAATAGGTGAACTACCTACAGCAGTATATCCATTGGTGGTGTCCTTAGATTTGCTTTTAAGGAATACTGCGTTCTTGGCGTATGCCGATGGATTGTCTTCTAAATATAACTTAACGCCCTCAAGAGCCGTTCCACTTGCGTCTTTAATATTAAATGATACCTCCTTCTTAATAACGACTACACCACGCTGACCTGTATTGCCTCTAGTGTTACGCCACATCTTAACAACATCAGTCCCTGTTGCGGAGTTTATGACTTCGTACTCACGATGACCGTATCCATTCATCCCATCTGAGCCAATATCGTAGTCATTAATATTCTCGGACACATCGAACTCTCGTAGTGTATGAAAAGTAATTTGACTAGCACCGGAAGTGTTATTGATAACCTCGCCAATAGACGAGTTTGCAAACTTATATGTACCGTTAAAAGCTGGAAGCAAGACAGCAACACCGTCAAATGTACCATCAAACGATCCGTTGCTATTACCGAATGGATTACGCCACTCAAGACCACTTGTAATCCCTCGCCAAGTAGTTCCGATGACATCGAGGTTATAGGAACCCGTGCAAGGTCTTGCGGTAAGTATTACACCGCCTCTACCCACGAAAGATTCCGCAGTTCCACTTCCTGAAATAATAGCGTCCGATGGATGCCAATTAGTAATCCTAGCCCCTGTAAAGATCAAGCCTGTGCTTTTAGAATTAGTGGATGTGCCTCTAGTTGAGTTGGTTCTAGTAGTGCCGTAATAATAAAACGCTGGGTACGCTGCACTACCATCAATAATCATTGCGGTTGATGCAGTACTATTAGTAAGACCTGCATTAGTGTGATGTAGAATCAATATCTCAGTATCAGGATCGTGGTACAAAGTACCTCTAATTCTAACACGAGTAGTGGCATCTATCTCATAAACATTTAAATGGTTCTCGTTAACATAGTGAGTGACACCCGTCATGCCGATCAAGCCACTCAGATCGTTTTCTGTAGTGCCTGATGAAAGCTCTAATAAATTTCGATTACCCGAAGAATGGGTGGATGCTGTATAGGTCCAAGTCATTATGCGTAATCTTTTGTGATAGATTCTAAGTTACCGCTAGAGTCGTAGGTAAAAGTTTGTGTTAGTTCAGTTACGCTAGACCCGTCTGCTACTACAATCTGTGTTAGTAAGTCACTTGTATATGTAAACGATTTGGTTTGTATAAGGTTTGTTTTAGACGAAGTAGACCAAGTTGATATTCCTGTAATTAACCCATTAGTGTAAGTTGTTTCCGAATAGCTATCTACAGGAGACTCAAGTGAAGTGACACGGGAAGACAGTGAGCTAATCTGACCGTCCTTAACGACCTTATCTGATTCTAAAGCTGATACTCGTGTATCTTTATCGTTCTTATCTGTTTCTAAAGCTGATACTCTATTGTCTTTATCTGCTTTATCTGTTTCTAGTGCTGTAAGTTTACCGTCTTGTGTTGTTTTGTCAGCTTCTAATGTAGCTATCTTAGAATCCTTGATTGCTTTATCCGATTCAAAATCGCTCTTTAAAACATCTAGTTCTCCTGCTGAAGTTACCGCCAGCGTTCGTGATTGTGCTGATAACGGATTAACCGTCTGTTTTGCTCGTCGAAGCATCTCAGCACTTCCATCTACGCAACGCTAAAGCTTTTCTTGTTGGTCTACCTTTACTGTCTTTCATCGGTCCTTTGACTCCAGACATCCTCGCACAGAAGGAACGCTTTCTAGGACCACCACCAGGTTGAGGAGCTTAAGATTAGAACCAGTAGCACGATTGTACTTAGCTCTACCTTTAGCAGTTAGCCCACCCTTACGGGACTTCTCACCTCTACCGAGGGATAGTGAAACAGACTTAGCCATTACTTCTTCGGAAACCCACGCTTCATATTAGCGTAAGCTTTAGCAGATATAGTAGACTTCTTCTTACTACGACTGATGCCTAGTTTCTTTCTTCTGTTAATGTTGTAATATAATCCCTTTGGCATATCTATTTCCTCACTAATACTTCTAACATTCTATCTAGTTTGTTGTGAACTTCTTTAATTGCTTCCTCTACCTTAGCTATACGAGATTCAACAGCTATATCTCTTTCCCGTTGAGCAGCTAACTCTACCTCTATCTTAGTCATCCGTTTATCACCAAGGTCTAAGCGTTCGATCATTCGTTTAATAATCCAACCTATAATCGCTAAACCAACAGCTAATATGGTGTTAAGAAGTCCAGATAGAGAATCGATCATTGTGTTATCCTATGACTACTACACTTATGTATTTACCTAAATAAGTACTACTACTTGATCTAGCACCATTACTGGCAAGTAAAGTCGAATAACCGTCAGCAAGTCTTAAATTAAATGCATTCGATCCAGATGCAAGATGTATAACTTCAAAATCTTCAGAGCTAACCGATCTAGCACCTGTTGAAGACTGCTGACTATTAGCATAAACATAAACCTGAACTGCCTGAGTATTTAAATTGTGTGTTATAGTAAGCACAGCATTGTCATCAACAGTTACACCGCCAATACTGTTAACATAACTTGTTGAATATTTAGAGACACCACCACCACTAGATATATTAGTACCGTTTATTTTAAAGTTACCAGTAACATTTACATCACCACTTACATCAAGAGCGTAGACCGGGATACTGTTATCTCCTACTCTAACCTTACCGTCTGTGTTGATAAAGAATGCAGTGTTTAAAGCTGTACCTGCCCTTATTTGAATAGTGTCTTTAGAATCTAACCGAGTCTCGTTCAAAGAGTTAATCAATCTAGCGTCAAAATCTGGATGAGGTGTAGCGTCTTGACTTAGATCAATATAAGAACCATTTACACCTGTTAATTCCACTCTAGCAATTCCTGTGGTGTTGGTGATAATAACCTCATCAAAATCTGTTTTAGCAGAAGTAACAGCCTCATCCGCTAATTTAGCAGTAGTAATACTACCATCCGCTACAGTACCACCTGCTCCAGCAACTGCTGTATCCACATAACTCTTTGTAGCTGCATCAGCGGTAGCGGTAGGAGTGCCTAATCCAGTGATTTTATTAGTACCCATCGCTAGGCTACCAGACATCGTATCTCCAGATTTACTCACTTTCAATGCGTCAGCGGTAGACCTTGCAGTCGCTTCACTACTTATTTCTGTATCTACATAGTTCTTTGTAGCAGCATCTTGTGCAGCAACAGGATCAGCAAGTAATGTCAGTCTCTTATTTTGTCCTTCCCAACCAATAGCTCCAGCTTTCAGTTTTAACGCATTATCTGATTGTTCAGCACTTTCCTCGTTTAAGTAACGGTTGTGTTGATACGCTCTATCTAAATCCGCTTCAGTCAGTACTGATCCGTTCTGAAAATCTACAAGGTCTGTACCAGGGTCTGATTTTCTGATTACTCGGACATTAACACCGTTAGCAGGTGGTGTATCCATTTCTACTCGTTTAGTAGCTTGATCTGTATTGATTGAGAAAAGTGTCGTAGCAACACCATCCAGTTCAACCTTTACATGATCGTCTTCTAAGTAATCAAATGTGATAGCGAACAAAGTTTCACTACCATCTCCGTCGTAATCAAAGTAGGTGTTTGCCATGATAATATATTATTAACTATTGAGTTAGGAGTTCAAGCACATCTTCTCTTTGCATTCCTCCTTTTAGTCCAGCCCGTGCAGCTGTGAGTCTTGCATACTGCTCTGATAACTCAGGAAACTCAGTAAGCATCTGTCTCTTAGCTTCTTTTCTATAACGAGTAAGTAAGCTGTTTATTTTCTGCACACGGGGACTAGGTAAGCCTGGTTCTGATAGTGCTTCTAAACTTTGGTATTGGTTACTTTTTACTAGACGAGTCAATGCACTACGCAGGGTTTCTCCTTGTACTTTAACAGACTGTAGTAACTCTAACTGTCTATCGTATGCTGTTTGACCACTTTCGTTTTCGTGTGCAAGCATGTCGATTTGACCTCCTAGATTAGGAGGAGGCTGCCTAAAAGCGTGGTTTAATGATGCCATCTCAGCTAATACTGGGTCATCTTTAAACGGAGACATTGCTATAGGATTAATAAAACCAGTACCCATCCACTGCTCCGCTAAGTATTCTTCACCTAATAAGTTACGCTTTTTATCTAAACCGCTTCTTACACCTAGCTTACGAGCAAACGCATCGCTGATACTTCTCACTTCTCTTAGAGCTTGTGTATCGTAGTCTGCCATTTGAGAGATGATATTAGGCACAAACGAAGATGTGAAGTTCTGACCAAACTTAGCCATGTATCTATCAGGGTCACTAAGTGCGTCCGTAAAGTTTTGTATACCAGCTAAGTAAGATTTATTGGTAGCGTTTCTTGTAATACTTAATGTAAGTGCTAAGAATGCTCGCTCTACACCTGACTCATCAAAAGCTCTAGGCTCGTTAACACCTACCTCTACCAAGTCAGCACCGACACCTAGCAGTGTAGCGAGCGGGTCTAACCGTTGGTAACTATAGTAGGTATCACCAATCTTGATACTGTAGGGTCTCCAACCAGTAGCCATAAGAGCTGCTTTTTTCTTTTCGTCTCTTGGACCACCCCCTGTTATACGCTCTCTATTATTATATATAGTATCAATGAACACGCCCGCTACAGTAATAGAGGTCATCATTTTACCTACAGCTTGTGATCTTCTTACTGGGTCACCGCTTTTTAAATCAGCAAATAAACGCTGTCTTTCTTCACGCAATACAACAACACCAGGTGTACGCTCAAAAGCATATTTAAGAATGTTGGTAGGAGTTCTAACGAACGGTAACACGAGACGCAACATAGGTAATTTATTAGTAGCTTCCTGTAATATCTTACCGAGTGTTTGATCTTGTAGTTCCCTAGTAAATGTTAAGTACTGTGCTTCGTCTTGTGCGTACTGCATCAATGCTGATTTGTTTGTATCGAAGTTTTCTTTTACATAGTTTAATACAAACTTATCACGCTCCACACCTTCTAGTTTCTTAGCTACAGCTATATCAGCAGCTTCTCTAGCTAATCCCTCTTCGGATGCCATACGACCACCTTCAGTGATAACACCATCTAATGTTTTAGTTACATACTCAGCTAACTGCTTAGGGTCTTTAATTCCTTGCTGTATACCAGACATTGTAGCTTTCAATCTAGCAGCTCTACGATAAGCTAACTGTTTAAAGAACTCGTCAGTAGTTAATAACAATCTGCTAGGTATTCTTATAAAGTTACCCATCGCATCGAAAGCTTTCTTACTAGTCAAACCTCTCTCAGTAACTATTCCTCCTAGTCTTCCTGAAGCTATTCTTTCTCCGGTTATAGAACCTTGAGGTCTGTCGCTGAATGCACGAGCTTGTGGGTCTAGTAGGTTGTCGTTTTGTTTAAAAGCTTTCTTAGCAAACTTAGCAGCTTCACTAATCATCTGACCGTCAGCCCAAGAAGCTACAACAGCTTTAACAAGACCCATGTTACCAGTAACAACACCACCAGCAATAGCTTCAAATGTAGACATTAGTTGCGTAAGTCCGTTACCCATGATGTTAACCATCTGAGTTTTAGGACCACTAAGAATAGCATTCATCCAGTACTCGGTAGGCATGTCTAGGAAATGTTTACCTTGTGCCTTCTTAGCTATTTTAAACATAGCAGCTATCATTGAGTCTGCATTATCTTTGTCGATAGTTTCTTCAATCAACTTAACAAGCTTATCCGGGTGCATACCACCGGAAGCGTTGATGAATTGATTACGCAAACCTTCGATCTCTATATCAGATTGACTAAGTCCTATCTTTCTAGCTCTAAAGTTTTCTCTTCTAGCTTGTAGTGTTATACCAGTTTCTCTACCGATCTGTCTGTATATATCAGCTACATTCAGTAATTGCTGGAAATTATTCTTTAACTTAGCTACAGCAGCAGAACCACCGCCAGCTTTTCTATATTCATCTACAGCTTCTGTTAGGTTTTGAATAACACCCTTAGCTTGATCTCTTAAACTTTGTTGTACAACTCTAGCTTCAGCTATTTTAGTAGCAGCGTCCTTACCTTGTTGTAACATGAACTGCTGTTCTATCTCTGTATCAACATCTGTTATAGCACCTTGTACAGTGATTTTATCAGGATTCTCTTCGTAGAACTTTTCTAACAAATCCTTAAGTACTACAACATCGTCTCCTGTTTCTAAAGCGAACTGTGGAAGCTTAGGTTCCGGTGTCTTAGGGTCTAGTAGTGCTTCAGCGTAATCACGGAACTTAGCTGGTACAGCTTCTAAGAACTCAGATTCTTTACCTTTTGTTAATTTAGGTAACTCAGGCGAGAACTCTACAGCAGCTTTTCTAGTAGTAGGTAGTTTCATTTCTGCAATCTCACCTACACGACTAACAATATTATCAGCTAGATCAGTGCTTACACCTTTACCAAACAAGCTCTTTACTGAGTTAACAATCTTTTCCCACAGTGTCATCTTAGGTGTATATTGTATACCCTTTAATGCTTGCTGTAATTGCGGGTCAGAGAAAGCCATAGACATAAACTCAGCCGGGTTCTTTATCCAGTACAGGTCTGAGTTCGCACCCGCTTCTACTATATCATCACGCATAGCATCCGCTTTCTTAAACATACGGAACATCTCTGCTATAGGTTTAGGTAGGTCTTTCTTTAATACACTATCTATAGCTTTAGCTCTACCTGCTACATCTCCTATATCAAGTTTATTGAAAGAATTAGCATCAAAGTATTTTAATACATTATCAACAGTTACAGCGTGTGTACCTTCGTGTAGCAAAGTGTATACAGGATTGTTTTGTAACATTGAAGACCTAGCATCAAATACAACTCTTCTTCTACCGCTTTCATAGAACGAACCTCTAGGTAAATCAGCTGGTAGATTACTTGCGAAAGCACGGGATTCTAATTTAGCATCTATACCAGTATCTTTACCAAGTGCTAACAGTTTCTTAACAATAGGACTATATTGTCCTAAGTTACCGTTGGTTCTATTATTTAAGTCAGTAAGAGCTTCCCTAACTGTCATAGGGTTATTAGTCTGCATCCGACTGCCTACTTGCTCTATTATTGTGCTATCGTAAAAGTCTTTCTTTAATTCAGGACTTATCTGTCCTAGTTTCTCATCTAAACCTCTACCTTCAGGAGCAGGAAATACACGCTCTAAAGAACTCCTTCTTCCCTCAAGTAACTGAACTCGTTCTCCCAGCCTTCTTCCGATTTGACCTGGTTCATAAGATAGGGTCGTGTTTGTAACAACTGCTCTTTTAAAAGTTGTCTCTCCAACACCTGCTGTAAAATCTGGGTCGGATTCTTTGAGTATCTGTCTGATTCCGCTTTCGTCAAGAACTTCTCTAGCTCCTTCTTCGTCCAGTTTGTAGAACTTGTCTTCTTCAAAATCGTATTCATAGTCATCTAGGTCTAATGGTTTTCCTTCTCTCTTTGGTTTTTGTTTATTTATCCTATCTAAATTACTTTGGATAAACTCGTCAATACCTACTGCAACATCTTCTCCAGACTTAGATAACCGATCAACTTCACCTAACAACCGTTTATAAACATTCTCTCTTTCTAAACTAATTCTTTCGGATGTTAGTTCACGCTTTAATATATTTCTTATTTGTTGTGCTTCACTAGGTACATCTTTTCTTTTTAGCCTTGCTAATTGCATTTGTTTGTCTTGCAACTCTTTACTAAATTTCGCCAACCTGTCTTGGTTCAGGC